TGTAAAGGGGCAGGGCATTAGGATGGATGACATCATTGCCCGGGTGCCTTCTCCAAACCTTGACCCCGCTTTGTATAGCGTGGGGGCCACGCTGCAAAACCTGATGAACGAGGTTAGCGGCATTTCGGATTTCCAGCGGGGGCAGTCTGGCGGTGGGTCAACAGCCACCGAAGCAGCCATTATCAACGATGGCACGATGGCTCGAATGACCGAAAAGCAATCAAAGATTGAACAGTTGATGCGTGATACTGCACGCAAATTACTGCAGTTAAAGATGCAGTATTTGAAATCTGAAAAGATGCTTCGCATTTCGTTGGGCAAGAACCCCGCCCTCAAGCAGAGGTTCACTGATGCAGGTGTTGAGCTAGGGCAGGAGGGGGAGGAAGACCCGACCGAACTGTTTACGTCGTATACCGCTGAAGATATTGTTGGCGAGTACGATCTGATTGTCGAAGCTGGTTCCTCTACTGCGTTTAACGAGACTCAACGCCGCCGCTCGATCCAGGAAATGCTGGCCACGGTTGGCCCGTTCCTGCAGATGGGCAAGATTGATGTTGACGCATTGTTGACTTATGTGTTGCGGTTCGGGTTTGGCATCCCGAATGCTACAGATTTCATAAAAGTGGAAGAGCCTGCTCCGTCTCCTGCAGGGTTGCCTGGCGGAGTTGTGGAGCCTGGCATGGGTGGCGGCATGCCTACTGGTGTGCCGTCTGTGGCTGGTGGGGTCATGCAGCCTGGTGGTGGGCCGCCGTTGAGCGCTTCGCAGCCTCCTCCTTATTAAGAGTGGCGTGAGCAGTCGTAGCTGTGTAATAATTCGTTAGTCCGTACAATCGGACATTCGAACTATCTATAGGAGTGACCCCTGTGAACTCAGGACTAGTCAACACCGCAGACTCGACGCCTTCCAGTATTGATATGAACCAGATGGTGCCTGTGACCATCGATGGCGTAACTACCCAAGTGACCTTGCAAGAGGCTGCTAACGGCTACGCATCGAGACAAATGGTAACGCAAGCAACAACCCGGGCTGCCGAACTTCAGAAACAAGTTGAAGCATTTGACCGCTTCAAGAGCCAACTCCAGGCCGATCCAGAACGGATCGTTTCAGGGCTGGCTGATCGTTTCGGCATATCTGTTCCCAAGGCCAGCAATGATTACCTTGATGACGATGCAGACCCTGCATTGGTGGAAGTTAAGAAGCAGATGGCTGAGCAGGCCCGCCTTGTTGCGGATTTGCAAAACCAGCTAGCAACTAGCGCTCAAACTAGCGAAATCGAAAAGAAACTTTCGGGGCTTAAAACCCTCCATGGTGATGCTTTCGATCAGGAACAAGTTCTCAATTACGCATTGGTTAATAACATTGACAATGTGGAAACAGCGTTCAAGGCTTGGCGTTTCGATCAAGGACTTTCAACCCCTTCTCCAAACTCTTTGCTTGATGATGCTGTCCAGACTCTGGGGCAGATTGCCCCAGGAGCCCCGACTGCCACACCCGTGCAACCTAAAGGCGATCTCGGTCCTGCAAAGGACGAACGAGATTCTATCCGCAGGGCGTACGCTAAGGCAGGCGTTGACATGGACGAGATACTTAGTTCCGTTTAATGTTTGAGCACTTCCTTATTTAGGAGTTTTCATGGCAGTAGGACACGCCGATTTTGGAGAGGTCGCTTCAACGACCCTTAACGAGCACGCCTCGATGCTCGCTAACAACATTTTCGAGAACCAGCCGTACATGTTTTTCATTAACCAGGCTGGTCGAGTAAAAGATTTTGCTGGTGGTCAGCAGATTGTTGAGCCGATTATTTATGCAGGGAACAGCACGTTCTCTTCGTATTCTGGCTACGACACTTTGGATGTTACCGCTCAGACAGGCATCACGGCAGCGACGTTTGCGCCTAAGCAGGCGTACGCTTCTATCGCTATCGATGGTTACACCCAGATGGTGAACGCTGGCCCCGAAGAGGTCATTGACCTCCTTGAAGCCAAGATGATGCAGACAACTGAGACCATCACGGAAGAGATGGACCAGATGCTCATCACTTCTGATGGCACTGGCAACAGTGGCAAGGATTGGCTGGGGCTTGCAGCTCTTGTCGGTGATGCCACTGTAGGCCCAGCTACTGTTGGCGGCATTGTTGTTGCTGACAACGCTTGGTGGCGTTCACAGGTCGACGATGTCGGCGCTGGCGCTCTGGTGTTGTCTGACATGAACACTATGGTGAACAACTGCAGTAATGGCGTTGATCGACCAGACCTTATTCTGACTTCGCAGAAGCAGTTTGAAGCGTTTGAGTCTTTGATCACCCCTCAGCAAATGTTCCGTGACCAGTCGATTGCTAACGCCGGTTTCCGTAACCTCTTGTACAAGGACATCCCCATTGTTTACGACGGAAACGTCGCCGACGATGACATGTATTTCTTGAACTCGAAGTACCTGAAGCTGCGTCCTAACCGTCGCACCTGGTTTACTACTACCCCATTCGTGCGTCCTCATAACCAGGATGCTATCTACGCTCAGGTGTTGCTGGGTGGCCAGCAGACTGTGAACAACCGTTCACGTCAAGGCCTCATGCACAACATCGGCTGATAGGGAGATCTCATGGCACTTACACTCGTGGCCACGGATGGCAACGCCAATCCGGGCACTTCACATGGTCGTGCTATGGATCGCATCGGTATTGGCGGTGCCCCAATTGCGGGTGTCGGCAAACTCTGGTGGAGTTCATATCTGATCGACCTGGAGAATACTGCGTATGTGACTGGCGGTGTGCCTATTCCGGTAGGCACCTGCGGTTACTCTCGCATCTTTGACATGATGGTATTGGGAGGCAAGGACCCTTACGGTTCTGCTGACGTCACCCATGTAACTACCGGACTGACTTTCACGCTTGACAGCACTAACCCTGCGGCACCAAAGCTTGTAATTGAAGACGACGCTGGCGAAGTTGCCAACGCTTCTACTCAAGCTGCTGGCTCCCGTGTGTGGGTGTGCTTCGGCGGATTGCGATGAAGACCCGGGGGGTCCCTTACCTTGAGGGGCCTCCCGGTTCTGAGCCTTACTACGGCGGCGAAGGGTTAATCGACGTCAATAGTGAGCTTTCGAATCAGGGAGTGGAACAAGTTTTTGAACCTCAATCCGAAACTGACTCGGGTTGCATGGGCCGTCTTTCCAACGGGACCCGTTGCCGTAAAGGCAAGAAGCCGCTGTGCGGCACTCACCTTCACCTGAAAAAATAAGGATCAAGAATGACAGTGTTGGCACCAGGGGGAGCGACTACATACGACCGTGTCCGTGATTGGGCGTTGGACGTAGGGGGGTGGGGTACTACGTGCCCTGTCCCTCCAGAAATTATGGATGCGCTCCTCCTGGACTGTCTGCAAACAATACATTCTCAGATCTGGGATCACGACAAGTACAAAGCCAAATGGTCGTTCACTATTGCTGCAGACGGCTACTTTGTAGACGACGGCACCGGGTCCCCCAAAATCACTACCGGCATTTTTTCGCCCATGTTTGCTGTGCTGAACAAGATACAGCGACGCCGTGATCACAAAGAACTGTTCCGAGCCGAGTCGTATCCCAAGATCCCGATGGCGGGGCTGGACACGCCTGTAGAATCTGTAGCTGAACCTGCACGTTTGGAATGGTTTACTTGGGGCGACGAGTTTGTTGTCTCTCCCCCTTCGACAGGGGCAGAAATCTATGATGCTTTCGGGTACCGCATCCTGAACCGCTCGATCTGGACGTACTCTGCCCCAACGACCACTTGGCAGCTTGTAGATCTGCCGGACGCCTACATTGAAACGTATCAGAAATGCGTGTTGGGGTTCCTACTTACTGCAACTAACGATCATGTTGGTGCAGAGAAATGGTTGCGTGCGGCCAGCGACGAACTGCAGTCTTTGCAGTTGCTTAACGGCGGCAACGCAATGAACAGGATGCCTGTTGACGAAGACGAGCCCTTGCGCATGGGCGGCACACCAATCCGAAAAACATATATCAACGGTAAGCCTTCTCAGATAATGCCGTACTACCTGCAAGTAGCAACATAAATGTTTAGGAATTTTCTTGATGCGCGAGCACAGCCTAACCAGACTGAGGCTACTGTCCAGGTAGATTTTACTGGTGGCCTGCGCATTGGGGCTGCGGGCATGGAGCTGCAGCCGAACGAAGTGCGGGATTGCATGAACGTCGACTTCCCTGCTACCGGCGGGGTTGAACGACGCAAAGCTGTGTGGCCTCTGGCTGCAACCAGCGAACGCATCTCAACTACAACCGACATCGTCGAATACCGGACGTCTACCGGGGTGTATCTGTATTGGAGCACGGAAGGGGCAAACGAGAAACAGTTGTTTGTCGACGGTTCGGACACGCTTGCTACGTCTGCGTTTGTGCCGCCTGGTACCGGCAAGTCGTTTACTGGCACCCAAGTGGGGGACAAGCTTTACGCCCGCACGGCCAATGGCCCTAACAGAGGCTGGTCTTTGTGGGACGGTACCGCAGCGGTTGATGTGCGGAACAAGTTTCGTGAAGACGACTACGAGGGAACAGGTCTTCCAAACTTTTCAGAGTTCCATCTGACAGGCACGCCTCGAGGCAAACGTTGTTTGAGTTGGAACAGCCGCCTGTGGGTATGGGGTGGGGAGGTCGAGCTTGAAGACGGCGCTTACGTTTATGACGCAGCGTTAGGCAAAGCTGTGTGGACTCCTGACGCCGGTCCCACTTCTTCGTTCTATGAAGACACTTCCACGCTGTATTTTTCGTTTGCTTATGGGCAGCGGGAAGACGAAGGGCCGCAAGATTTCTATGCTAACTGGGCGCTGCGGTTTGAGTCCGATGGTGTAGGCGAGATTGTAGGGTTAGCTGCGCTGGGTGAACGCCTGTTCGTGTTTGGTGATAACAAGATCCATGTGGTCACTCCAAACTTTGCTGAACCTGTAGAATTGTTTTACAAAGTGCAGGAGTACAGGTCCACTATCGGCCTTGCTAGCCGTCATGCTTTGGCTGCTTCCGGGAACTCTGTCTGGTTCTTTGACCAGGAAAAAGGGTTGATGGAAATTAACTCTGAGGGAGGGCTGGTAAACCACATGGAGAAGATTGACGGTTTGATGCCGTTGCTGCTGCGTGACAAGTCTTCTGTGTGTTTAGGTTTGTATGACGACCGGGTGTGGGTTAGTGTCCCTGAAATCCTGCCTGGCGGCAGCGCCACACCGGACGGCAATACCCGCACGTACGTGTACGACATTAAGACTGGCGCTTGGACCCGTTACAACTATGGGGTTGACAGGTTTTTCTTCTACCGGTCTCATTTGGAGAACGGGGAAGACCGGCTGTTTGGCTGGTTGCATCAGCACGCTGACAATCTTGACGTAGAAAATTCTATTGTTCAGTTGGATTATGATCCGGTGGATTTTGCTAACGATTACTATTTGCCTTCGACTGTGGCTGGCAGTGGCATGGTGCCTATCGAGTCTTATGTGACTACGGCTTGGTTTGATGCGGGGAGTCCCGAGCAGACGAAGGATTGGGTTGGGGCGGAAATGTTTTTTCGCACGCTGCCTGATGTAACTTGTTCTGTCACGGCGGCTAGGGATTGGGACCCGGCTTCTCCTGCGTTGAGCGTGGTTGAGGATGTGGGAAATAGTGGGACTTGGGATGATGGCGGGTTTTTGCCTACATCGTTTACAGGCAATTACCCGAATTTCACGGCGGCGCCTAATGCGGTGGCTGGGGCGTGGAAAGAAAACTCGGTGTTGTTTCCGACGTTAGTTGACCGTGAGGGGCGGGATGGGGAGTATGACCCTGTTGTGCCTGTGAGTTCTGAACGGCTGGCTCAGCCTGTGCGGATTAACAGGTTCTGTGCGTCTCGTTGTGTGAGCGTGCGGGTCGAGCCTGTTGAAGCAGGTAAATGGAACTTGGACAGGCTCACTCTGTTCTTTGAACGCTGGCTGATTAGGACCTGATATGAGTGAAACGACAACTGGGGTGCCACCAATAGGGACCGTAATAAAAGTGGACGAAGGGGACGGTATCACGACAGTGCACACCGTAAACTCGACGACCACTACGGCAGACATGGAAGGTATCCAAGTAGATGCCGTCCTTAATGGCTACGGTGTAACCCTTATCCCCGCTCCAAAGAACCCGTTAGGTGCAGCTGTAGGGGAAGGGCAGTTTGATCTAGGGAGGATCGAAGAGCAAACAGCTGACCGCGAGCTATTCAACAGAATGGCTTTAGATTTGCTAGGCTCCGGGCTTGCAGACAGCTATCCTGGTTCACTGAAAAGTCGGGAATCTCAAGCTGCCGAGTTTGCTGCTGCTCAGGCGGCGGCCCAGTCTGCCGCTCTAAGAAAGAACGCAGAAGAGTACGACGACGCAGTCTACAACCTTACCCGGGATTACAATCTTGCAAGGATTGAACGCCTCGAGGCTAAAGCGGCATTTGAAAGACAAGCAGATTCGCAGGCCAACGCCTACCAACAACAGCGGGTACAGGTCCAGATCCAATCCATAGACCGTCAAGTGGCAGAGTCTGACCGCCAATTCCAATTGCAGTTGGAGGGGCTAGCAAACCAGCGTTCCGATTTTGAGAGGAGTAACTCGACTTCGGCCGATCCTTTCAGGGCTTTGGGGGCTGGGTCGGTGGGGGCTAACTCGCCTTTGGCTGCTTACGCTAAGCGAGTTATGGATCTGGGCATTGCTTCGGATGAAGAGAAACTTCGTATCAACGAGAAAGTTGCAGCGGAACAGGAAGCAGCTAGGCAGGGTGCTTTGGCTGCCCAGCGCCAGCAATCGATAATAGACGAACAAGAATTGATAAACCGTGAAAACAACGCCTCGTTGGCTTGGATACGAGGATACGGCTCCGACGCTGTAGAAGCTGCAAGGCAGGGTAGGTCTCTTGACGAGATTGCTCGTACTTACTCTTTGCGGGAACGAAAGATTAGGACTGGAACGGACGTGGCAACAGGCGCTGCACAAATGGAATACCCATCAGAAATGGGAACATTTTCTGATTCCCCAGGCGCAACAGGGTCGGTGTTAGACGACGCGGTAAACGGAACTGTAGGGGCTAGCAAGAAGGTGGGAGGGTACGAGAACCCAATTATAGTCAAGGGAGGGTACGTGCCTCCTGCCCCTCCTGGAGCAAACGTTTTCGACGGGTTAATCGGCACTCCAACTGAGACGCCAGTTCGCAATCAGGGATCGGGGGTCTTCTAATGAGTGAGAAACTTCCTCCTCGAGTAAAACAAACAGCAGTCGATCACCGACTGGCTGTCGAGTCCGGTAGCGCTGGTTGGGATCAGCCAGGCGGGAAACCGTACAAGCAGTCCCCTACCCCTAAAGTTGGGAAACCTGCAGCCCCGACCGGGGACACCATGGACCCGATGTTCATGGCTCCTCCTGCGTACAAGAAGCCTGCTCGTGTCAGGTCTGAGAACCCTGAGAAGAAACGCAAGCTGAAGGTCCCTAAGCAGCCTCCTGATGTGAATCAGGTGTTGATGGATTTGATTAACCTGCCTGTTGTCGGCGACGACGTGTGGGACATTTTGATGGTTGAACCGTTGACTGTGGGTGATCGGAAATCGTCTAAGAAAGCGGCACCTAAACCTGCCAAGAAGAAGCAGAAGCAGAGTAAAGCTTCTCGACCTTTGATACGGGACATTGCCGCTGATTTCATGGCGGCTACAAGTTTGGACGATGTGGCTATGGATGAGCCGCCACCATTTAGGGGTTACTGATGGCTGAACTATACGAAACATTGGCTGGTACTCCGGCACCTGTGCGTCAGGGCGGGTCGGTGGAAGTGCAAGCTTCCAAGCTTGGCGAGTTCGCTACTCGAGCGGTTAAGCGGCAACAGTCTTTGGTCGACAACAGGCTGACTCCAAACCTTTCTGATGTCATGAACCCGAAGCCAGCTTTGAAGACTGACAAGACCGGCCTCGGTGCCCCGTCGGGGCAGCCGCAGGGTTTGCCTGGCATAACCAATACTGTTAGCAACGCTGCGGTCGCAGGGGCGGCGGGGCCTGCAGGGCTCAACCAGGACGTCCTGGATTTCGATGCCCCGCCTACCGCTCGTCCTGATCGCCTGCCTGAGCAGCCTTTGGACACGCAGTATGCCTCGTTGTCACCGGCGCAACGGAACTCGGCTTTGCGTTCTACTGGCCTCGAAGCGGTAGACCATGCTATCGACCCGCAAACCAAGGGTGTGCGGAAGTCTGCTTCAGGGGCGACGGTGTTGGCGTTGAAGTCTGATTGGGGGGAGTCGGGTTCGTTGTTCTTAGCTGAGGATGGGGTTGCTGCCCACGCTGCTTTGATGAAAGCGGCCCGCAAGGCAGGGCTGCGAGCGTTCCCCACGAATGGGGATAGCGAGTATGAGGTGGGGTGGGTTGTCCATCCTTCTGATCGGGCGAAGTTTAATAAGATGGCGCAGTATTTGGAAGCAGGGAATGTGTCGGATAGCACGGATGGCCGGGTAAGGGTCGTGTTCACTGAGCAGAACAGTTTGAATCGTGAGTTCATGCGTGCCCCGTTTGGCACGAAACGCAAGGGTGGTGGCCGCTGATGGGGTTCACTACTTATCGATACATCCAAGACGCTAACGGCAATACTAGGGTATTAGGCCCTCCGCCGGAGAGCGCTTACGACGGGCTTGTGCCTGAGCCTGCTCCGGGACCGGGAAGGTTTACGGCGTCAGATTTTGTCGGCGATTTAGATTCGTTTTTGGGTGGAGGGGCGGGGCTGCCGTCACGACCGCAAGTGCCTCTGCCTGGGCTGACGCCGCCGAGCGCTGACCCTGTTGCGGGCCGTGGTTTTTTGGAGATGGCTGACAGTCCTGTTCCTCGCAGCAGTTACGGCCCTGACCCTATTTCTGGGGAAGGTTTTGTCGAACTGCCTGACACTCCGCTTCCGGGCAGCAGCTACGTTTCTGAACCTTTTTCGGGTGACGGATTTGCGGAGTTTCCTACACCGCCTGACCCTAGCCGTAACAGGATTTGGAATAGAGAATCAGGGAGGGTGCAAGATTTGGCCAAAGGTATTGCCGACAACGGGTTTACTCCAGGGGCAGGGGTTGCGCTCACTCCTGCCGAGTTGGCGGGGGCTTCTGACTGGATGGAAGAAAGGCTGAATGCGGGAAACACTTGGGCCAATGCCCCTATCGGGGTGGCTGCAGACTCGCCTGATTTCGCAAAGGTTGTGGATGACGAGTCGGGAATAGCTTTTGTTCAGGCAAACAACCTGGCAACAGGGGACCCGTCGCTTGACAGCATGATGGCAATCCAGAAAGCTGACGCAGGCGGCCCGACCATACCCCCACTCGCCATGCTTTCCCGGAGAGAAGGTCAGTTTCTTTTCAACCCGATACATCGGGACATTACCCCTGGAGACTCAGTCGAGTTCGGGCAAGAAATAGGGACTTTGCGTCGCTCATCCCAAGAGTTGGTCAGCCTTGAAGAATACAACGCTTTAGGCGAAAATTTGTTTGGTGATGAAAACGTTGCAAAACTAATGGAGGACCTTAGGGATTCCCTTCAAGAAGGCTCGATAACTTTAGAACAGGCAAACCAGATGACAGAGTTGCTTGCCTTAAACCAAATGAATCATAAGAATCTGGTAAAACGGGCAGAACAGATGAGGGATGAGTTGCAACCTGGCTTGAGCTGGTTCAACGATATCTTGACCGAAGCAGCCATACAGGGCCAATATAGCGGCAACAGAACTTACGAAGAGATTGCGTCATTGCCGCCTACGGCTTTCCAGATACTAACGACAAAATCTTTGAATGGCCTGCAAGCAGCGCATGACAAACGGGAAGAGGCGCGGCAAAAAGAACTAGATGCGTTGGCAGAAGAAGCGTTGGCAGAAGCAGGTGAGGTTGGAGCCCGGCCCACCGAATACTCTAATAATTCTGCTTGGGGGTATGAGGCTAACGGCATGTTGAATCTACGTGACCCCGATATTGGACTAGTGAGCCCGTTCGAGTACCAAGGCGAAGACGAACTTGTAGCAAACTTTGAGAACTTTACAAAGCCACGTCAGTTCCAAGATTTTTTTGGCGGCTACCTGTTCAATTATTCTCCACTGCAGCCGAACCTGCCGTTGATGACAGGGGGAGATCTCGCCAAACTAAAGGAAGGAGATATTGGCATAGAAGAATTTGCAAACAATGCACAACTATTCCTTGATCAAATAGCGGTCGCAGAAATCCCTGACAACCAGAAAGCATATGATAATTTTGTTACCAACGGGGTGCCAGCCCGTCAAATAACTATTCAAGTAACTCCTGAAAATATGCGTATCCTTTTGCTGAATGCCATAGAAAGTTACATGAACAATGACGACATCTATGACTCCGATTATTTTAGCAGGTTTGGTGAAATTGTAAATTCAGACTTTGTTAGAAAGGGAGCGTTAGATGACATTTACAATCGAACTAGACAAAACATATCTGCCGATGTGGCGAGGCAGCCTGAAGAAGTGGGGCAACTGTTTGGCCCATTTGGGGACTATGGGCGAGTCACTGGAGAGCGGACTACTACGCTGGAGCCTGGCCAGTGAGCCGCCAAGACCCTTTTGCAGATCGCGAGCGCAGGCCACCCCCTACTAGGACCGGCAACAGCACAGCGGAGGACGACGAGGAGACTACTGATGATCCCGTTACTCCAGCTACCCCGTCCGGTGCCACTGCTGCTGCTATTCTTTCGTCTGAGCGCCGCCGAGACAGGATTCCAGAAGACGCCGTCACCCCCCTACGAAACTCTATTCGAGAACGGCAAAACCTCTACAAAGTAGGGTCGGACGAATGGAACAGGCAGCAGAGTTTACTCGACAAGCTTGACGCCGGAAACTACCAGTACGAAGACAACAACCCTCAAGGATTTTTGGGCAGGGCTTTAGTCGATTTCGCCAAAGACGTTGGGGGCGTTTTTCAGCTTGGCGCAGAAGTGGGCAAGACGGTCCTTGTGCCAGGGGGTAGCTGGCAGGAAGGCGAAGACGGGGAATTCGAATACGCTCCCAAGCGTGAAGGGGATTTTTGGGAACGCTCGTTTAGTGGGGTTGATATCGCTAGCGGAGTAGGGTCGGCCGCCGGGTTGGTGCCGGGCGTAGACATGGCGTTTGAAAGAGCGGGCCAGGGCAGTATCGAAGACGTATTAGATGGGGTGCTGCCAGAATTTGTTGGCAGCGACCCTTTTACCGCTGACGATTTCATACCTTTTGATTCGGAAGCAGGGAACCTGTTTGATCTCCCTTCTCTCAATCAGACCGTTAGCGCTGTCACATCTCTTCCAGGGAGGGCCGGTCTACCTATCGGCTCTATCGACAATGTTCCTTTGGGGCTTGGTTTAGATGATTACCGGCTAGGCATAAACCCTGTCAAAGTTTTGAAGTTTGCTTTCGATGAGGCCACTAACCCTGTCAACTATGTGACGGGACCGGGCGTGCGTCAGGTGCTGGCCGCTGGGGCTGCAACTACCGGTGCCCGCCGTGGGACCCAGCAGTGGGTGCGGCGTGTAACTGCCGACGGGGCAGAAGAGTTTGTCTTAGAAGGCACAGGCCGCACTGGGGGCAGTCTGGCTAGAGCCCGTGCTAGCAGGGCGGAAACCGCACAGACGTGGCGCAGCAACTACAACAATCTTCCTGCGCCTTTAAAAGCAGAGATGCCCGATACTGCGGCGGAGGCGGGGGCTAAAGCGATTTTTGAAGGCGGGAGGACCGCCCTTCTCCGTGACGCTAGGCGTGGGGTAGGTGGGTTGACGCTTAAGCATCTTCACTACATGGGTGTTGATGACGGTTTCACCTTTGGTAGCGCTGTGTTTGGGGGAAGGGGGGCGTCCCTTTTAGGTTTGTTGCGGACTGGGCGTTTAAAGCCAGCGGCTGGTGAGGACCTGGGCGTTGTGCAGGGCACCGTATCCGCAATGGGGAGATTCGGGGACATGCTTCGTGGCGGGGCTGGAGCGCAAGGCGTCAGGGAAAGGCTCAGGAGCGGGCAATTGACCTATATGGATGCTATCTCTGAGCAGGCTTTGTGGGACGCTTCTGGCATAAAAGTCCCACACTACATGAGCCGGGCTACAAACAGGATGCACTCTATTCTGGATGAGAGCACGCTGTTTAAAGGTAAAACAGAAAAAGAAATAATGGATGGGCTTGACTCGGAGTTTGTCCAGTCCATCACTAATGCCCCCAAGGGGCGGTTTGAAACACTTTTCAAGCGCAACAAGTCGGACGCTGTAACTGACCCTACCGCATCGCCTTTGTCTGAGGGAGCCGTTGCAGCTGCCGCCGACGCCAACGCCCTAAAGGCAGCTGTGATAGAAGCTGGGCAGGCTGCTGAAGAAAGCAAATTTGTCATGAGGGAGGCTCTGGACAGTTTCCTTAAATATTTTGAGGATCCAGCAAGGAAGCCTGAGGAGCGGTTCACTCGAGGTATGAGCAACAAGGCGTTAGCCGGATTCGTTGACGATGAAAGCATCCCGTTAACCCACAGGCTTTCTGTCGGATTCATTGTTGAAGGCTTGAAAGCTTTAGAATCCACCCATATCCTCCGAGATAACGGTTTGGGTTTAGTGCCTGGGGCGGGGAATTGGACGCCAAGGCAGCTGCTTGATGGGGCACCTACTCTTTTTGACGACTCTACAACTGCAAGGGACTATTTGAACAACGTTGCCGCTTACGAGGCGTATCAGGATTTTGTTGAAACAGGCCAAAGCGTATTGGCAGACACGATTTACAGAGCTTCTAGGCGGCCCGATCAGATCCTTAAGGATTTCGGGGTAGATCTTACCGCTTGGAAGGACCCGCAAATAGCTGTGCCATTGGGGCCAGTCGGCCCCATAAATAC